TGTGTTTTACCACCTGCTGAGTATTACAAGTTAGCTGAGTCTGCTACAAGAACAGTAGATGTGGACTTCAACCCAGGTGGTAATGGTTCATTTGCTTCAGGTCGTGTACAACAGGTTGCTGGTATTCCAGTAATGATGAGTAACAATGTACCTCAGACAAATGTTGCTTCAAACCCATCAGGTGCTAACAACACATACAGTGGTGACGATAGTAAAACTATTGGTCTTGTCTTCCATAAATCAGCAGTTGGTACTGTGAAGTTAATGGACATGACAACTGAGATCTCTGGTTCTGACTATGGAATTATGTATCAAGGTACATTGATGGTTGCTAAGTATGCTTTAGGTCATGGAATCCTAAGACCAGAGTGTGCAGCTACAATCAAGTTATCTGCTACTTAATAACAACACAAAGGGTACTCAGTAAACTGGGTACTCTTTTTCTTCCTATTTAAAACTATGGCTTACGGTAAAAAAACAACCAAAAAGACAACAACCAAAAAAGGTTCTAAAGTATCTAAAAAGGGTTATTAATTATGGCAAAACTTGCTCAACGTAAAAAGAAATCTCGTAAAGATCTTAGAATTGCTGTAATTCCTAAAGATGTAAGAGATGCAAACAAACGTCTGTCTGGTCCTGGTCCTCATAGTCCATCAGATATGAAACTTATAAGAGACTTTTATAAAAATAAAAAAGGTAAGGCATGAGTGTAGCTGCAACCACTGAACTAGAAGCTGTAAACATTATGTTGGCTGCTATAGGAGAAGCTCCTATTAACAGTCTTACAGGTACTTTGCCTGTTGATGCTCGTCTAGCACAGTCCACTCTTACTGAAGTTAATAAAGATGTACAGAGTGAAGGATGGTCTTTTAATACTGAAATAGATGTAACTCTTACTAGAGATGCTTCTAAACAAGTAGCACTTTCTACTGATGTATTAAGAGTTGATCCTAATATTCATCAGCATCCAACTATAGATGCAATACAACGTGGTTTAAAATTATATGACAGGTTAAATAATAAATTTGAATTTGATGAAGATCTTATCTGTACTGTTGTATATTTAAGAACTTTTGATGAGATTCCAGAACCTGCCAGAAGATATGTAATTATTAAAGCTGCACGAGTTTTTGTTGATAGGTTAGTAAGTGATCAAGGATTAAGGACATACACGCAGCAAGATGAAACAAGAGCAAGAGCTATACTAATGGAAACAGACTTGGCTAATGGAGATCATAATGTTCTTAGGGGTGATCCATCATTAACAAATGTTTTCGATACTTATTCACCAGCAAACGTACTTATTAGGTAATTATGGGTCTTGTATCAAGATCAATCCCAACTTTATTAAGAGGGGTTTCACAAGGGTCTGAATCAACAAAACAAGCTGATCACGCTGATATACAGGATAATGCTAATAGCGATCCTGTATTAGGTCTTACAAAACGTTCTGGTAGTCAATTTGTAAGTAGTCTAATTTCTACAGGACAACCTATTGCTACTACTCATGTAAGAATGATTAATAGAGATGTTAATGAAAGATATGTTGTTTTGTTAGCTACAAATAATGTAAGAGTTTTTGAATTAGATGGTACAGAACTTACAGTAAATAAACCTGATGGAGTAAATTATTTAAACTGCACAAATCCAAGACTTCAATTAAAAACTATAACTATTGCTGATTTTACTTTTATCGTTAATACAACTGTTACCACTGCAATGGATACAACCGTTTCAACAGGTAACGTTACACAGGCAATAGTCTTTTTTAATCGTGTATCAGATAAAACTACTTATACAGTAAAGGTTGATAATGTAGTAGCTACAAAGGATACGTCAAATGATGATCCTCTTAGTACGACTACTGTTGCAGATTCTATAAGAACTTCTCTTACTTCTAACCTTACTGGTTTTACAATTAATCAGAATGGTCCAGTATTACATATAAAGAAAAATGATAATTCTGATTTTACTGTGGAGTCTTCTGATACCCAAGGTAATACTCAAATAACAACTGTAAAAAATACAGTACAACAATTTACAGACTTACCAGCAGTCGCACCTAATGGCATGGTAGTTGAAGTAATAGGTGATGAATCCACAAACTTTGATAATTACTACGTTAAATTTGTTACTAATAATTCCAGTGGTGTAGGTGTTTTAGCTGAAGGGCAATGGGAAGAATCAGTAGAAGCAGGTATAAAATTTAAATTTAATTATGACACCATGCCACATGTATTAATAAGGCAGGCTGATGGTAATTTTAGATTTGCAAGAGTTGATGGTGATGCTTATACCGTAAATAATGTTTCTTTTACTTTGCCTAAATGGGGGGAACGAACTGTTGGGGATGAAATATCAGCACCAGATCCATCATTTATCGGATCAAAAATAAATAATGTTTTCTTTTTTAGAAATAGATTAGGGTTTTTAGCTGATGACAATGTAATACTTTCAAGAGTATCAGAGTTCTTTAATTTCTTTCCAGAAACAGTTTTATCAGTAGTAGACAGTGATCCTATAGATGTGGCAGCTTCTCATACAAAAGTAGCTATTCTTAAAAATGCTGTAAACATGGGTGAAAAGTTAATATTGTTTTCTGATCAAACACAATTTGTTCTTACATCATCATCTGATTCCTTAACACCTAAAACAGCTAACGTAGTCGTTACAACAGAATTTGAATCAACAGATGAAGCTGCTCCTGTAGGTTCTGGTAGTTCTATTTATTATCTAACAAAGAAAGGTAACTTTGCTGGTGTAAGGGAATATATATCGCAAGGAAATATTAATGTAAAAGATGCTTCAAATATTACTATTCATGTTCCAAGACTAATACCAAGTGATATTTTTAAAGTTGCTGTTTCTACTAATGAAGATGTATTGGTTTTATTAGGTGCTACTAATCCAAATGTACTTTATGTCAACAGATGGTTATATGGATCAAGATCAGAAAAGATATTAAACGCATGGTTTACATATACTTTTGATTCTGGCAGAGCAATAAAAAATATTGATTTCATTGGTACTGATTTATTTTTAGTAATGGATAATATCGGAGATGATGCTGCAAGCGTTACCTTAGAAAAGATACCTTTTGCATCAGATTTTAAAGAACCTAATGCTGATTTTGAATTTCATTTAGATCGTAAAATTACAGAAGCAACTGCTGGTGTTTCTATTGCTTATAACAGTACTACTAAAGTTTCAACTATTACTGTGCCATATAAGTTATATGCCAAAATGGAATTTATAGGAAGATATTTATCATCAACAGAAACAAGCACTTATGTTGATGCTTTAGGAGTTACACAAACTTTAAAACCAGGACAAAAATTAGCTTCTGATAATTCTACAAACGGATTTACATCCACAATAACTATTGCAAATGCAGATGTAAGAAATAGTAAATTTATTATTGGAGAACCTTTTGAAATGCACTATAGATTTTCATCTCAACGTCTTACAGAATCATCAGGAGGACAAAGAAGTGGTGAAATTATTAGTGGTCGATTACAACTAAAACATTTTTATATTAAGTTTGAAGATACAGGATTTTTTAAAGTAGAAGTAACACCTAGTCAAAGAGATACCAGTACACATAAATTCACTGGTAATGTTATAGGTACAGCATCAAATGTTATAGGACAGATAAGTTTAGAGACAGGTACATTTAAAGTACCAGTTATGAGTAGAGCAGATAGAGTGACAATAGATGTAAAAAATAATACTTTCCTACCAACAATCTTATCAAGTGCTGAATATGAAGCTATGTTCCATATGAGAAGTAGACGTATTTAATGGGGTATTTAAGAAAATCAAATTTAAATGATCTTAATTATGTTGCAAATAACATGAGAGTTATGGACAAAATTGAAGCTTATTATCAAACAGGAAATCAACCAGAAGAAGCATTACGACTAGCTTATTTATGGAGTCAGACAAATATGACAATAGCTGATGACAATGATAGTCCTATTGGTTTATGTGGTGTTGTAGCTGATGGTTGTATATGGATGGTAGCTACAGATGAGTTGTTTAATAATAAAAAATATAAAATACAACTTATAAGAGAAGGAAGGAAATGGGTAGACAGCCTGTTGAAAAGTTATAATCTGCTATACAATATGGTATATGCAGAGAATCTATCTGCTATAAAGTGGTTAAAGTCTTTAGGTTTTACTTTTATCAACTACCATGAAGAATATGGAAAAGAAAGTAAACCATTCTACGAATTTCTGAGGATCTCTTAAATGTGTGTTGCTGCATTAGGTTTAACTGCAACTCAAATGGGTTTGTTTTCTGCTGGATTAGGAATACAAGCTGCACAGGCTATTCAAGGTAACAGAGCAGCTAATCAGGCAGCACGTTATCAGTACCAAGCAGCAGCAAGATCAGCAGAGTCAGCAGAAAAAGCCTTTGCACAACAGCAAGAAGGGTTAGCAGCAAACCTTAAGGAAACAAGAGCAAGTAAAGCACAGGAACGACTACAAGCAGGCATACAGGGATTACAGGCAAGAGGAGCAGTAGCAGCAACAGAAGGTTTAAGTGGTCGTACAGCACAGTTATTATCAATGGATGCTGCTAGACAATCAGCAAATCTTACAAACTCTATAAATCAAAGTCTGGAATCTGCAACAGCACA